TACAAAGCTAATAAGAATGATTTTCCCCAACCACGACTAGCAATATACATTGGAAATGGTCGTATCCAAAATTCTTGTAAAATTACAACTTGCATAGGATGTAATTCTATATTAAATAGTAATTTAACCATACTACCAATATATTTAGGATTTTTTAATATACGCATCAAATGAAGATCTGGAAATTCTATATCTTTCTCAGACCTGTGTATCATTACATTATTAGGCAAACTCAGGGCTGATAGATCACCCAAGCCCAACCATGCATCGTCAAATATTATATCAGTATTATTGGGCATCTGTTTTTTTTACCATTTCGATATAGTGTATTTTTTTAAATATAAATTCAGCTATTTTTTCAGCACTAGTTGCATTACCACAAAATATTACTTTGATATTATGATTTAATTGTAATTCAAGTATATTTTTAACTAAAAAAGCTGGAGTAATTTTAACTTTATCCCACATTTTTTTAGGAACAGTACTGCCTATCGGATATATTAGTAGGTCCTCTAAGTCAAATTCTAATAATAAAAATGAATATTTAAATTGACTCAAGCGCATAATAACATCTTTGAATCGACTTTCCACTATATTTGTAGCAAATTCACTAGCGCTCTTTTTTCTTTCGATGGTAAGAATGCTTTCCAGTCCTTCGATACTATAATCTCCAGTATCAAGTTTCTTATGTGCCGTTGTATAACTCTCAAAATTCCACGGCTGTTGTTCGCGCGTGTCTATTATAATGGTAAAATTATTATAAGTATTATTATTTGTCATTATTTTTCTGTTTTACTATGTTATAAAAAACAGCCTCATAATAAGTTTCTACACCAGTAATTGCTTTATGATGATCTTTACACAATGTTATTCCATTATCAACAGCGAACCGTAGTCCTGGAAAATCAGCCCAACGACGAATATGGTGAGCATTCAATTTTTTCTTATTAGAACATCCTGGCCATTGACAAGTATGATTATCCCTTGCATAAATTTTATTTCTCCATTTTTTATACTCAGGATCATCAAAGTTTCTAATCATTCTTTGTTATCTCAATATCTTGATTTACCATATCTTTGACTAAATCTTCGAATGGTATTTTAGGCTCCCAACCTAGTAACTTTTTAGCTTTATCAGAGTTTCCTCTCAGATAATCTACTTCGGCTGGTCTGTAGAATTCAGGATCTATAACAACATAATTATTCCAATCTTTATTTATTAGACCAAAAGCTATTTGCAAAAACTGCTCAACACTATAGCATTGTCCGGTGCTAATAACAAAATCATTTGCGGCTATATTGTTATTTAGCATTAGTCTCATAGCTTCAACATAGTCTTTAGCATGTCCCCAGTCTCTAACTGCTTTTATGTTTCCTAATCGCAATTTCTCATCTGGCTGTAGTTTGTTATTAGCTAATCGACCAACATATCTGGTAATCTTACGCGTTACAAAGTTTTCGCCGCGTCGTGGACTTTCATGATTAAATAGTATTCCACTACAACAATATAAGTTATAAGCCTCTCTGTATATTTGAACCATTCGATGACTAGCTAACTTAGCTACAGCATAAGGACTTTGTGGCAATAAGGAGGTTTCTTCATTTTGATATTTGTTACCATCACTATCAACTGAGTAATTTCGCCCAAACATTTCGCTAGTACTAGCCTGATAAAACTTAGTATGTTTTGAAAATAGTCGAATAGCCTCCAAAACATTAATAACACCAATAGCATTAATTTCAAATGTTGTAGTTGGTTGTTTGAAACTTGTGGCCACATGACTTTGGGCCGCCAAATTATAAAATTCATCAGGTTGGATATATGATATTAAAGATATGCATCCGCTAGGATCAGTAATGTCATATTCTTGCAAAATAAAATTAGGATTATCTATATGTTTGATTCTATTGAAGGTATTGGTACTGGATCTTCTGTATAATCCAATAACTTTGTAATCTTTGTCTAATAAATTTTCTGCTAAATAACTACCATCTTGACCTGTTATTCCCGTAACAATTGCTGTTTTCATATTTACTCCACAGTATCTGGTGTTAAAAGAGGTTTATCTACAGTATTATCCTGAAAAGAATGATAGCCAGCTAATTGCTGTTTGTATTTTTCGGTAGCTAAACTGATAATCTCCATTTGACGTCCTTCTTTTTCTCGTGTTTCTTCGTCTTCCAACATGCGTATTAATCCTGTCCAACTGCTTTTACCATCTTCTATTCTTTTGATACGCTGTTCACGAGTAGCTTTAAGGTCTTTGCTAATCTTTTGTTGTTCATTTAAAAGTTTAGTATATTCGTTAGTATAGTTTGCAATACTGTTACGAGCAAAACTTAATTGAGTTTCTAAATTAGCCAATTTCGGTATGTCTCTTTGATCTTCACTTTTTTCATATTCTTTGTCAACTTGCTTTTGTAATTTTTCAGTTTCAGCAATATGCCGCTTTCGTTCTTTCATACTTCGATTAATCAGAATATCAATAGTTATAAATTGTTTAATCTGAAGTTCTTCGGCGGGTAAAACATCTTCACGAAATTGTTTGACTAAATTAACCCAGGTACTTTCAAAATATTCTAGTTCACCGCTCTCTTTATCAAATTGTCTTAGTATTTCTAACCAAAAGGTTTTACTGTGTAATTTTTGTTTTAGTATCTGATCATCTTGTGAATTATTAACCACAGATAATTGATTCTCATTAACGTATCTTTCTACTGGAGCTAAGTTTCTGTTTAGAGCATCAGCAATTTGCTGTAATGGTATTGAACTATAGTTATCACGAATGTATTTTTCTTCTTCTAAACTTAGTTGTCCTCGTTTTCTTGGAATGTTTCTATTTTCCAATTGTTTTCCTCCATTATTTTTTGAATATGAGCTTTGAGTTTTTTAAGCTCGGTCTTATTAATTTTAGTTCCATGTTTTAGTTTTAAATAACTTTCTCTATAATCACTTTGTATGTTAGAATCTAAAAATTTAATTAACTCTTGGTTTTCTAATAGTGGTGCAGGAAGAGATGGGCCTAATGAGGTGTTATTCTCAATATAACCTGGTTGAATAATATTCTTTTTGGCCTCATTTCTTTTTGCCCATGCTGCATATAGTTCACAATCATTTTTATTTTTATATTGTTCACACTGATTAATGCTCACTTTACAACCTTTATCAAAAAATGGACAAGTTAAACAAGGTTTGTCGGGCCTTTGATAGTTATTACGTTTGTAATTAAATAGTCTATTACGAACATGGGTCCAAAGAAAGTTTTCCAGGGGCCTTTTCTTGTCATAATTTTTTAATCCTTCCAAAGCAAAAATAGCAGCTTGTTGCTTCATATCTTCTATGCTATGATAGGCGAATCTGAATTTATTAGCTAATCTTTTAGTAATATTATCCAAAACTAATAAAAATTCTTCTGTTTCTACGCCATTGGGCAATTTATCTTTGTTCTGTTGTTTTTTGGTCATTTAGTAATTCTGCTATGCTCTTTCCGTTATCTAATAATAAATCATTAATAACTTCATCATTTACTGATCCAGAAGCTTTTACAGATAGTACGCTATCAGTAATGGTTGGAAAATTGGGCGAATTTAAATTTGAAAATGTCATATGTTTATCCTTGCGCTAAACTTGTCAACTGTTATTATAATATGTTTTGATGGATGATTGTCAACAATTAATAAGTATAGGAGTATTTTATGGCTAATTATAAAAAGTGGGCACCCTCAGAATTGGACTATATTCAAAATAATCATAATGTATTATGTGATGAGAGTTTAGCAGCATCACTAAGCAAAATAACTGGACAAAACATTAGTACTGCCATGGTTCGTAGACAGCGAAGAAAGTTATCACTAAAGAAGAGCAGAGGACGTCCACGAAAGACAAAGCCTGCTACTACAGCATCAACGAATATTCAGGTTGAGCAGAGTGTGCTTTCTTAAAGTTATTTTAATTAAAAATTGATTATAACGGCGGCCATAGCTAAGAAATTAGTTGTGGCCGTTGTTGTTTTTATGGGGGTTGGCCGTTATAATAAGGTGACATGAAGTCAAAAATACCTTTAGGAGATTAATAATGAAAATTTTTATGCTATTA